ATAGGCAAATTTTACCGTTATGCTATAGATTGAATCTTGCGTTAGAGCGGTTAGGGCATTTAAATGCCGATCAGCGGTTGACTTATAGACGGACAGTTTGTTGTTCAGTATTTGTTCAAAATCGGCCTTTTCCTTCTCCTCGCCTTTTTCAAACCCCTGCCTTAGTAATGATAACTCGTTCTCAATTTTAACACGAGCAATTTCTAGTGTGTCCTTTTGATATTGTTCTTTCAAATGCTCGCTCATCATGATTGTGTCTATGATCTCGCTTTTTAGCACCTGTAAAGATGACGGGTCTTTTAGATGCTCCTTCAGGCTCAGTTCGGCGCCCTTGATAATGTCGTTCTTTTTTTCTGAATTACAGGATAACACGCTGAAAATCAAAATGGTTAATAAGTATCTCATATAGCTAGTAAGTTTAATCCGAAAGATACAAAATTCCCGATTTGAAACAAATACCACTTTCCGACTATATGGCCACCTAAATGAAACAAACCTGCACTCTGCCATATTTAGAGTATGGAGCTACAGGTATACAAGGCGCAAATTGACCCTAATATCGACAGTGATCTAGAAGTCAACTACATAGGTCTGGTTGACAGACCAGCCATTGAGCGCAATTTCCAGGCGTTCAATGATCAGCAGAAGAAAGCCGCCTTCGTCCTGAACGAAGAAAAGCGCATAATCTCCGGCCCGGCCATGATTGCCGACATGCCCATCTACCGAAAGGACAAGCAACTTGGCGAGTACTATGTGGTGTTCGACAAGCAGGCTATTCAATGTATAGTCGAAAAATTCTCCGCTAAAGGCTACCTAAAGAACTTCAATCTGTTCCATGACCAACAGCAACAGGTAAGCGATGTAACCATCTTCAATTCGTTCGTCAGTGATATTGATCTCGGCGTAGGCCCGCTTGCCGGGTTTGAAGACGTAGCAGATGGTAGTTGGTTTATTTCTGCAAAGGTGAACAATCCGGTTGTTTGGGAGGCCGTGAAAGCTGGAACCATAAAGGGTTTCAGCGTGGAGGGGCTGTTTAATTACGTACCGGTGAAAACCGAGAAGATGGCGTCAAACGAACTCGCCATTGAAGAACTCGAATTTTTGGAAGACGCTATTTGCCTGCATCAAGAAACTTTACAAGCTGCTATCCTCATAGGCAAAGAATCCCGCCTCTACGACCTCGCGCAAAACATAATCAAGGTACAAACAGAAGAAGTAGAGCAGATGAAAACGCTGCTTGGCAAAGGCCATGTGCCTGGGGACTTCAGCATGGAAAGAGCTGTGCGCAGGGTGCAGAGGATCATAAACGAAACAAAGGAACAATAAAAATATTTAGAGTATGAGCAAGTCAATCAAAGAAATATGGGAAGGCGTTAAAGCCGCATTCAATACACCAGTTCCTGCACCGGCTCCCGCGCCACCAGCACCCGCGCCTACTCCGGCCCCGGCTGCGATGGCTGCAAAAACTTATAAGCTGCACGACGGTACTGAAATATCAATTTCTCAAGCCGGTGAATTACCGGCCGTTGGCGATCTGGTAACCATTGCTGGCGTGCCCGCTCTCGCAAATACTTACACGCTAGAAGATGGCGCGACCATAACGGTTGATGCTACAGGCGCTATAACTGTTTATACGGCAGCTCCGGCACCTCCTGTGCCCGCCCCAACTCCCGCACCGCCGCCTGCGCCCGTTACGCTTTCTGTAATGTCGGCTGAAGATGTTGCTGCCATGTATGCAAAGTTCGCAACAGGTACGCCCGAGGAAAGGCTGGCTAATGCAGAGATCATGATCAAGGCCCTGATGGAAAACTCCTTCGGCTGGAAGATCCGCGAGGGTAACGAGAACCAGGCAATCCAGGTGTACAAAGACACAATGACGCCTACAGCACCAGCTCCTACAGTAACCATAGAACAGATGAACAGCGCCTTTGCGAAAGCAGATGAGCAGGCGAAAGAGATCGAGAAGCTGAATAATACCATCAAACTTTTACTGGATTTAACTGAAAAACTGGTCGAGCTACCCACAGCTGATCCCGTGACCTTGACCGGTAGCAAGAAAGAGAAGTTTGATGCGCAGAACAAAAAGGAAGACCGCATCGAGAAGATGGCAAAGGCTGTACGCGAGATGAAGGAAGAAGCAAAAAAGCAATAACCGCCCTACCTGGGTAACATTTAAATAACACTTAAAATCTATAACAATGGCTTTAGATGTATCAACCCTGGTTGATTACGTAATAGAGAACCAGGACTTGCTGGTTTCAAAATCTCTGTTCTCGGGCAGGACGGTTGACCTGATTGCTGCCGAGGGCAATGTAATGACCGGCGTAAAGTTCGCAGAGCAAATCAATATTCTGGCAACTGATGCCATATTCCAAAATGGCGCAGGCTGTACACGCACATCGAGCGGTACAACTTCAATCACTCAGCGCAAAGTAACGGTTGGAGAGGTTGCTGTCGTTGAGGATATCTGCGTTAAAACGCTCAACAAAAAATACCTCAGCAAAAAGCTGGCAGCTGGCAGTATTGCAGAAAAACAAAAGATCCCATTCGAAAAAGAATATACCGACCTGAAGGCTGGCACCATCTCTGAACAATTAGAAGTTGCTATCTGGCAGGGAGATACCGACAGTGTAAACGCCAACTTGAGCCGGTTCGATGGCTACATCAAATTGATTGATGCAGCCACGGGCGTGGTTGACGGAAACCCTACCAATATCTCTGCAGGTACTGGTATCACAGCTGCTAATGTAAAAGGTATCGTAAACGGTATGTGGACAAACTTGCCGGCCAGAGTGCAGGGTAAATCAGACGTTCGTATTTTTTGCGGATGGGATGTATTCGCCTTGTTCGTCAGTGCTTACACTGATGCCAACCTGTTCAACTTTGCACCATCCGGATCTGAAGTGAAGGCAGAAAACGGCGAAGTTGTTATTCCTGGCACCTACTATAAACTCACCGCAGTGCACGGATTGGACGGCACTAACCGGCTTTTCTCAATTCGCACTAGCAATATGTTCGCTGGTACTGACATGGAGAACGAGGAAGAAAAGTGGGAAATACTTCCTGACCAATTTAAGAATTACCTGCGCTTCAATGCAGAGTTCAAGTACGGCGTGAACGTAGCCTTCCCTGACGAAATAGTTGAATTCACATTAGTTTAATAATTACCCCGGCTAACAACCGGGGTTAAAAATATTCCCTATGTCGTGTGCATTAACATCGGATTATTCGTTTGGCTGTGACGTCGGTATAGGCGGTACAAAAGAGCTTTACCTTATTGAACTTGAAAATATATCAAGTGTCACTGAAAGCTCAGGAACGCTTACGACTATTACCAAGGCGACCGGCAAGATATTCCGCAAATATCAACTGGTACAGGAGACAGCCAACTTCGGTGAGGACATCACTGGCAACCGGCAGAATGGCACTTTGTTTTATCCGCAGCGCGGCACCATTGTAATCAACAAGCAAAACGTTGCTGTACGTAACGAAATATTGCTATTGGCAAAGAACAGGTTGGTTGTTGTAATTAAAGACAATAACCTGACATATCGATTATATGGCCGCGAATTCGGGTTGATGGTACAAACTGGCACCGCTGAAACGGGTACCGCCTGGGGCGACCGCAACGGGTACACGCTCAACTTCACAGGTAACGAGTTAGAGCTGGCTCCTTTTGTTGCCGAGGATGTCATTGCCACCTTACAAACACCTGGTTAATAAGTCACATTATAGCTGAATAGCCGCTTTTGGAAACAAAACGCGGCTATTTCTATTTATAGTACGATGCTACAATTCGCTCAAGATAACACGGCCGCAGAAATGATCCTGACACTTACGGAGTTTGTGACGCTACCGGCGCCGTACTACCTGTTCGTGTTTACGCATGTGGAGACAAAGAGCATTGTGGCGTTCGTGAAAGCAGAAGCCGACGACGAAAGCGACTACCCGGACCGGTACAATCAGTTCACCATTGACGCTGCAGATGTTTTCGATAATCAGCCTACAGGTGAATGGCATTACAAAGTTTATGAGCAGGAGAGTAGCACGAACACCGACACAGATTTAACCGGTGATTTACTTGAAGACGGTAAGCTGATACTTGACCGGTCAACAGCATTCGCATATAGTCAATACGATTCAACAACCAGCTATAAAGTATACAATGGATAGTAACGTAGTTCCTATAACGCAGCATAATACCCCGGTTGTTGATACAGCGCCCG